AATGGCTAAGCGTATTACAACAGAACAACTACATAATGAAATAAAAGTTATCAAAGAGAACCATTTGGCTCATATACACGATTGTATACACAGGCTTGAAGCAGATGTTAAGGACAACAGACGATTCTTTACAGAGCGTATGGACAAACTGGACAGCAGAATATACTGGATACTGGGCACAATAATAGCAACACTGGCCACAGTAATAGGGAGTATGTTAGTATAATGCCAGTTCCACCAAAGTCAGTCAGAGATGACGCAAGGAGAGGTTTAGAAGCCAGAGAAAAAGCCACTGCCAGTAATAAAGCAGGAACTCCAGTGGGTATAAAAAGAGCAAATGATTTAGCCAGGGGGGCAAACATAAGTGTAAACACACTTAAAAGAATGCGTAGTTATTTGGCAAGAGCCAGAGACAACTATGAAAGAGCAAGAAAAAAGGGTCTAACAGCAGAAAACAGCAAAGCCATACAGGCATATTTATTATGGGGTTCAACAAGTGCTCGTGCTTGGGTAGAACGAGAACTCAACAAGTTAGACTAGTGTAAATCTATTACCCTGTTTTTCCAACACAATATCACTTTCAGTTAAATCATCCTGTTGTGCCTTAACAGCAACAGCAGTCATTCTTTTGAAACTTATGGGTAAAAATGTTTCATTTTGTCCTTCAATGGGACCCAGTCGTCTGTTATAACCTATATCCTGTTGAGTCATTATTTTGTCTCCCTTAGCATTATAGGGCAAACGCAACAGGGTGTAAGCACAATGAAAGAATATTTCCAAATCAGCAAGTTGTTTTTCAGTTATTCTGTGATATCCACCATCTCTGCTACGATTTCTATAAAATCCGCAGGGTATATCAATCAGTCTATTCATTGTGAGACTTACACCATCTGAACTGCGATAATGATCGCCATTTTGTTTATATGGCTTAAAAAACAAATCCAGTTTGCTTGTGAATGCGGATTGTCCGTGCCATCGGGTTATATCCAGTGCCAGATCTCTGGCCCAGTTAAATAACCATTGCTCCGTATCCACAAACACACCCGGATAGTTTATACTTTCAAAAGGCCGACATTCAATCCAGCCCTCTGACAAGTGTTTTGTGTCCAGTGTATAGGGTATAACCATAACAGGATAATCCTGTTGATTATTATCCACAAAGTTAAATCTGGATTGTATTTCTATATCACTGCGAAAATGTTTTGTTTTGGTTTTAGAGGGTATTCCTAGGGCTTTCTTACTTAGACTTATTCGTTTTGGCATTTTTTTCTCCTGTTCTATATGACTTGTGATTTATAATATAGTTTATACTCTTGTATGACATTCCATACTTTCTGGCCAACTTCATCATAGTGATGTCTGTGTTGGCATAATCCCATCTTATTTTTTCAGCAACTTCAAGACCCCTATGAGTGCCGTGTTTGGGATTGTGTTCTATCTTATCCAAATGATTTAGTTTGAAATAACTTGCTCTGTCTGTGTAATCCAAATGATCAGGATTCACGCAGGATTTATTACCACACTTCTGAAACACACAGATATCAAAACTTATATCTATACCTTTATAGTGATACAAACTGAAATGATGAGCATACTGTAGCACAACATCGTTCTGCCAGTTATACACAAAATACAAATGATTTTGAATGTGGTCTTTATTAAAATGCCAACATCCATTATCTAAAACTTCTGTTTTTCGCCAGAATCTTTTCAGTACATTATCAGTGTATTCTGCTTGTGTGTTAAATCTTGTTTTGGGTGTTAAACCTGCCATATCTAATCCTTTTCTACTTTACAACATTATTTATCATATTTAGCAAAAAAACACAAAAAAACAGGTAAAAAAAAGGCCCAATCTGGATAAAACTGGGCCTTTATATTCGATAAAAGGATCATCAAATAAATGATAGTGTATAAGGCTCTGTAAATACGAAGTGCGATAGCACTATCCTGGATTTTCATTTATATGGCACAAATGTTCAACATATCGGGTTAGACCTTTTAGATTGAAATGAGCCTTATACAATAGTATTTATGTGTTTTTCCTTATTTTAGTCATTTATCCGGTGTTCTGTATAAATACAAATGGATAAAAAGGCACATTTGATGACTAGAAAGCAGAAAAAACACTATAACAAACTGATCAGAGAAGCAAACATTAAGAGAAAGCGTCTTCTTCAAGCAAAGGGCACACATATGACTGTGCCAAAAGATTTAAGTGGTCCTGAAAGATGGGCGTTGGTTGAACAAATAACAAGTACAGGGGAAACCAAAGACACCAGAACACTGACACAAATAACTGCTGAACAGAAAACAGATATGGCTAAATCATATAACACACATCAAGGCAAACAGATAACCAAGGCTCATACAACACATTACATAACAAAACAAGATTACAGAAAGCTTAAAAGCATTTAGGGAACTCACCATAATGAGTAGTGGAAAAGGCTGGTTGGAATGCTCACAGCACACTTAAACAAACACTATGAAGATGCGTCATAGGAAACAGGTGTAAAACAGACACATAATAACCCTGAGTTGTGTCTTATGCTATCAGCATAGTCGGAGAGCGGTTGGAAAAGTCCAGAGTCCATACACATACTGTTAAAATACCGCCGGGTTTGAAAGGCTTAGAAACTCACATAAAGTTTTTTCAAAAAACCTCCTGTTATAGGGGGTTTTCTTGACTTCAAAATCTACATAAAGTCATATTAAAAAATATAAACACAACAACAACTACACGAGTGAAACGAGTGTTTGTGTTGTGTTTCTTGTGATTGCGTAAGCAATCGCAAGAGCAATATGTGATATGTCTTTGCTTCGCAAAGCCATAAAAACACACACATCCACAAGTGCTATCGCACTTGATGTCTGGTGTGTTTTAGTTTTTTCGTATATAAACAACAAAAAGCCAAGATCTTCACGATATGTGCTGTTATGACTGATTTTCCTGTAAATAACAACACAATGACAAAACAACAACTGATTGACAGATTATGTAGTCCAGCATATATGGACACAGACAAACTACACTGGGCAAGAAACATACTGATTGAGCAGAAAACAGAACCCACAAAACAACAAATCAACACAATGAATCAGTTGATGTCAATGAATATGTTTGAACAACGCAAATACATCATATTCAATGACCGTTTAATGATCACACCCCAAAAACAGCAAAACTGGTGTATTAGGGATGGCAAATGGCAAAAAACACACAGAAAATATCCCACATCGTATAAATAAGAGTAGCAATACAGTTTAATAAACTGACAAACACCAGTAGCAATATGGAGTGAGCAGATGACAGATCCCAATAAATCAGAATCCAGCACAGAAAAATACACCGTTAAAAGAATAAAACAGGGCGAAAAAACTGTGACTGGCAGAGTTGTGGGCAGAAACAAAACTGTTATTCCAGAAGAAGATTTCTTAAACTTGGCCAGACTTCATTGTACTTGGCAGGAAATAAGTGACTTCTTTAATGTGCCTGTTCAAACACTGCGTGATAACTTCTGGGATCTCTGGCAACAGGGACAGAGTGAAACACGCCAGAGATTGAGAAGAGCACAACTGGATTTGGCACTTAAAGGTGATCGTGTGATGTTGATATGGTTAGGTAAACAGATTTTAGGTCAAAGTGAAACACCCGTCAACACAGATGAAAACCGTGTGTTGCCCTGGAACGAACGAACAGAATCGTAAGACCTGTCGCTGGGATATATGGGGATATCATCAAACACCAATCCTCATCACTACTCAGCACAGGCAACCCTTAAGGAGGATATACAGTTATGAAACTACCAGAAAAAACAAAATACATATCAAAAGGCATCAACACAATGGGACTCACAGGCATCAGTGTGCTGTGGGCAGTTATGTTGGATTTAATCACACCTTGGTGGTTGATTTTGGCAGTGTTATGTATTACAGCAGGTTATGGCAGTGAAGTAAGAAACACAGAAGCCCGATAATGAGACTCACAAAACCGCAACAAACTATCAGTGACAATCCCAGTCGTTTTAGAGTAGTTAGTGCGGGTCGTCGTTTTGGTAAAACATTCTTATCAATAAATGAAATAGCCAAACATAGTCGTTATCCAGGCAAAAGAGTTATATACATAGCACCCACATATAGACAGGCAAAAACAGCCATATGGCAGGATTTACTTGAACAACTATATGATAAAAACTGGATTAAAAAAGTAAATCAGAGTGAACTCACTATAACACTGGTGAATGGCAGTCAGATATTCATTCGTAGCAGTGACAATCATCAGAGTTTGAGAGGAAGTTATTATCACTTCGCAATATTTGATGAATGTGCC